CCCAGCAGCTGACCTTTTTCGGGATCAATTCCGACCGGCGACAGTTTGTGCCCGGGCGGCATATAGAGGACGTGGCGGCCTTCCTTGTGCGCCGCCTTGATCGCCGCCGCCGTGTCGGCCTGAGCTCGGCTGATAGCGCCCGGCGAGGCGGCCGTTCCCTCCAAGGCCAGAGGTGGAACGCCGCCATTGGCGAAGAAGCGCGACGAATAGGTCTGGCCATCCAAGGCCAAACCGAGGGTGTCGGCCAGTTTTGCGACCGGATCGACGTGGCAGATGCCGTCGTCCTTCAGTTTCCAGACGACATCGATGATATCGGCCGGCTCATAGATGACCGTACGGCCGGCGTCGTTGTAGCGATAGCGCTTGCGGCCGGCGACGCGCTCGACCGTCATGTTGTCGTACTGGAGCGGCCACAGATTGATGACGTCGCCGCGCCGGTTTCGTTCGATGAATGTGTAATGCCGGCCCCGTGAAAGGGCCGAACACATCATGATCTGCCGCCAGCTGAACGAGGTCATCAGCTCGTCGTTGATGACCAGGTCCAAGGTGTTGGTCAGGTCGCTGATGACGGGCACGCGCGCCTCGCGCGGCCCCTCGAACACCCCGACCGGCAGGCTGGCCACCGACGCGGCGATGAAGTTGACGCCACACCAGAACGCCGGAACACGGTCGGCGTTGTCGTGGGTGACAACCGTTCCGGAGGCCGACCGCCAGGCGCCGAAAAGTTCCATCGCCGCCGCCGCGCTCAGAGGAACGGCGGGATTCTCCAGTGACGACGAACGGCGTTCGCCTCGTTTGAACAGGCCGAACATCAGGCGGCCACGCTGAAATCGGGATCTTCCCAGGGCGACGGTGGGGCCGCGCCTTGGTCGCTCGCCGAAATGCCCAGCGCCATGCAGAGGGCGGCGATGCCGTCGATACGCATGGTCGATTTCTCCTTGGACGGCTTGATGTTGCCGGCGGCGTCGGTTTCGACGGCCGCCGCCTGGGCGTGACGGCGCAACAGGGGGTGGCCGCCGTGGTGGAAGCCGTTGCTCAGCACCAGGCGCTCAAGCGCTTTGGCCGGGGCGTTCATGGACACGAACCCCTGACCGAACTTGGCGACCGGCATGCCCTCGCCCTGCAGCTTCACGAGGGTTTCGGTGGCGTCGAACCGGTCGATGGCGATGCCGCCCTGGTGGGCCTCGCGCTTCTCGTCGCGGAAGGCGACGCGGAACAGCTCAGCATCGGCCAGGACGCGGGCGCGGATGGCTTCGTGGTCGATGACGTTGCCCGGCGTGGTCAGCAGCGACCCCGACAACAGTGGGTCTTTACTGTCGGCGAGCATCTTGTTGTACGGGACCTTGTCCCGCTTGGTGTGGTCCTTGATCAGACCTGCCGGCTTCCAGAAGCGCGCCAGAACGGCCGGACGCTCCAGCCCTTCCTGGACCGGAAACCACCAGACCAGGGCCGAAAGGTCTTGCACGGCCGACAGGTCGAGCCCGCCGAAGCACCGCTTGAACCTCAGTCGCTCTTCCAAGGCCCGCCAGTCGGTGCCGCCGATGCAGTGGTCCCAGCCGAACTTGTTGCCCTCGTCGTCCAGGCTGTCGATCGGCAGCCAGCGCACGGCTTGCTCGGTCCACATGTTCAGCCTGTAGCGTTTGAAGTCGTTCTCAAGGCGCGGCAGCTGCTGCGCCCGGCGACAGGCCAGGGCCAAGGCGTCGCGCTTGACCGAGACGCCGAGGTTCGGGTTGGCCTTCAGCCAGGTTTCCGGCTGGGTCCAATCGTCGTCGGGGTCGGCCGCGTAGACGATGACCAGCGTGTCGGGCGCATCGATCTCACCCGACAGGATTTGTTGGCATTCCTCCCAAACCTCTTCGCCGTGCGTGCCCTTGACGCCGGCCGTTGAGATCAGGACTTCCAGGGGCTGGCGGCGGGCCGCCGCGCTGTCGTGAACGAAGGTGTAGAGGTCGCCGTCACGCCATTCGTGGACCTCGTCGCCCACCAGGCCGGACATACTCAGCCCGTGCTTGCCCTGCGGCCGGCCGGAAAGTGGGCGGAAGGAGGCGTTCAACTGCGGGCAGTAGATCGCCTTTTGCATGCAGTCGATGGCGGCGCTCAGGGTCTCCGAATAGGCCACCATCGCGGCGGCCTTCTTGAACACCAGCGAGGCCTGATCCTTCTCGGCCGCGATCGAGAAGACCTGGCCGGCGGGCTCGCCGTCGCCCAGCAGCATCAGCAGCGCGATACCGGCGGCCAGTTCGGTCTTGCCGTTCTTCCGGGCGACCCAGATGAAGACCCGCTGAAAGCGGCGGCGGCCATCGGCCTGTTTCCACCCGAAGGTCGGGCGAACGATGTCGTGTTCCTGCCAGCCTTCCAGGATGAAGGGTTTGCCGGCCCATTCGCCCTCGGTCAGACAGACGTGGTTGTGGAAGAAGCGCACGGCCTTGTCGGCCGTGGCCTCGTCGTACCAGTACTCGCCGTCGCGCCAGACGCCGTCGGCCGCATCCCAGGTCGCGTTCGGGAAGCGGGCCAGCGCCAGCGGACGCTTGGGCGCCGCGCACTTCGCCGCCATGGCGCTAGTTCAGCATTCCGACGGGCGACTCGATCGGCTTGGCGGGCTCGGCCGCCTTGGTCGCCGGGTCGCCCTCGCGCTTGCCGTCGGCCCCGGCGAACAGGTCGCCCGAGCCGCTGTTGATCCGCGCCGCGACGATGCGCTGGCGCTCGGCCGGGTTCATGCCGAACCGGTCTTCGGTCGCCAGCAACTGGCGCTCCAGCCGATCGGCGGCCATGAACCCGGGATCGAGGCGGCGCAGGTCGCCGTGGTTCGACTTCGTCTCGTACCGGACGCCGGCCAGGTCGATTTCGTCGCGCAGTTTCAGCCACAGCGCCAGGTTCCGGCAGTAGCGCGCGAACGGCGTGATGTCGGCGACGGTCAGCAGCTTGGCGGCGACCATGGCGCCAGCGCGAGCATTCCACTCAGCCAGCGCCTCGTCCTTCAACCAAGCCGGCGGACGAACGCCGCCGACGGTAACGACCTCGACCGCCTCGGCGGCCGGGGCCTTCTTGGCGCGCTTGCTGCGAACGGCGTCGATCTGAGACCGCACGCCAGCAGGCTTGGGCTTCGGCCCTCGCGTCATGGTGGGTCTCCAAAAAAAAGATCCCGGAAACTCGCGCAAACTTGCGCGGTGTTGAGCTGCCGGTCCCTTCGCAAAAGGTTGGACTTTCGGACCCTCCCCCTGGGGGGGTCAGTCGCGTGGGTCGCGACCCTGGCGAGCGAGGTCCGCGAGGTGTGCGGCCAGGGTGGGGAGGCCCAGACGTTGGGCCAGGTCATCAAGAGCCATCAGGCCTTGGCGTTCGAGGCGTTGCTTCCACTGGTCATGGCAGGGCTTGCAGCAGCTGACCCAGAACAGCTTGAGCCAGAACAGCCATTGCTGACCTTGATGCGGATAGAGGTGGTCGGTCAGTGTGGCGGGGACGGTGTCGCCCGCCAGGTCGCAGTAGCGGCAGAGCGGGTCGTTGCGGATGTGGCCGGCGGACGCCTTGTCCCAGGCCGTGGTGTATCCGCGCTGTCGGGCCGATCCGCGCCGATGGTCAGCCGCCTTGTTCGTCTCGCGCCGCGTCGGCGCGGACGGCGGCCGATAGTTGGGCGGCATGTCAGGCATGGTCCGCTCCGATGTGCAGAGCCCGCCGCGTGGATCGCGGCGGGCTCTGGGATGTCAGATGATGGCGGGGTCTGGAACGGCTACCGCACTCCTGCTCACCTCAGTAGGAGCGGAGTGACAACCTGTCGGGACATGCGCCCGAGAAGCTCTACGAATATCACGGCCCGATTCTCGTCAAGCAATTCTTCGAACACGGCATCCATGTCGCATGACGTGCCGACCAGCCGGACGGCCTGACCTTGCTTCCAGGTAGCCTTGACCGAGGCCCGCGAAGCCAGGCGGATCATACCTGCCTCTTCCCGATCCATGATGGTCTGCACCTCGCGGTCAGGGACCGAGGCGGGCTTGTCACCCACCATCATCACCGCGCTAACGCCGACCGTCGACCCAATCGACCGCCACTGGTCGATAGTCGGTTCGAACCGCACGAACAGGATGCCGGGGATGAAAGCCCGGATCATCCGACGCTTGGGCCGTCGAGGGGTCGCCTCTTCCTCAGTCAGCGCCATCGGCAGATAGACCTCAAATCCCTGTTGGATGAGGTTCTGTTTGGCCACCCGCTCCGCATGGGGCTTGGTCTGCACCACGCGCCAGCGCCGCACGGGAGCCGGCTCAACGGCCACTTCCTGAGCGCTCGACACCACCACTTCCGTCTTCAACATCGCGCCCATCAGCCTTGCCCTTCCACTCGTACGCCCAGGATTTTCAACACGTCACCGACCTCGGATCTCAGCTTGTCGCCGCGCGTCCGCAGGCCGGGGGTTATGGTTTTGGTCGCCTCGACCCAACCGCAGGGGTCCAGCCAGCTGGTGGCGAAAGCATCGCCCTTTTCGGCCACCACGGCGGCGCGGACCTTCGCGCAAGCGAACGCCGTTCGCGCCCCCGCCGAGCCATCGCCACGGTCGATGACGCCCGCGATCGTCTCCCATCGGCCCTCGGCGACGAACTTGTGGGGGGCGAGGGGGACGGACGAGACGCCCCACATCGATCGGCGAGCGGCGTAGTAGACGCAGGCCGCCTTGATCCGGGCCAGGTCCGCGCCAGCCTTGACCTCGCGATGCAGCGCCTTGGCAACCTCTCGCCGACTCGACCGGTGCTGGTGCTCGCCCCAAGCGGCCAAGACCTCGGCCGCGACCCTCTCGACGTCGTCGTCGCTCGCGCGCTCGCGCTCTGAGGGTTCTACTGAGGGTTCTATGGGGGTTATAGAGATGCCGCAATTTGACGCATGGCTTCCCTCATTTTGACGCATGGTGGACCCGCAATTTGACGCATGGTCCATGCTGCAATTTGACGTGTGGTCACGCCCGGAGTCGACCTCGGCCGAGGGGGCCGGATCGACCCGACGGACGCGGTGCAGCACGTAATCGTAGACGCCCAATCGCCCACCAGCGAGCTTACGCCTCGTCCTGCTGATGAAGCCTTCGGTGTCCAGCCAGGCGAGGTGACGCTCGACCGTGGCGCGGCTCTGATTGGTGAAATCCATCAGCCGCTCGACGCTCGGAAAGCACGTCCAATCCTCGCCGGCATGGTCGCCGGCGTGGTCGGCCAGAGCGACCAGCACCAGCAACGCGCCCGGCGACGGGTCGCGCTGAGACCAGGCCCAGGTCATGGCGCTGTTACTCATGCCACCAGCCGTTCACCAGTGACACCGACCCCGCCGAGCACCGCCCGAGGTGTTGGCGCAATCATCGCCCGTTCGAACGCCATGCGGCGGCGGATGTCATCGACCCAACGCGCTTCGCGCTCGATGAGCACCGCCCCGAAGCCTTCACGCCACGCCGCCGCGCCCGTGCTGCCCGACCCGGCGAACGGATCAAGCACGACACCGCCCGGCGGCACGACAAGGCGGCAAAGCCACCGCATTAGCGCAATCGGCTTCACGGTCGGGTGCAGAGATCCGCAGCGGTCGGCCTTGCTGGCCTTGGCGCTGTAGAAGAACCGCGCCGCCGAACCCGTGTCGCCTCGCGCCGCATGCGCGACCGGCGGCCCCATGTCGCCATAGGCCACCCGCGACGGCCGTGCTCGGCCGGTGGGGGTCAGATGGCCGCGCTGGCCATCTGACATCGGAAAAGCTGCGACAACCTCCGGCGAACCATCGTGCACAACGTTGGCCGGCCACCGCCCCTTGTCCTGGGCCTGGGCCTGGGCCTGGGCGTCGGTGGACCAGATGCCGCCTCGCGGCGTCGACCACTTGAGCGGTTCATCGCCAGCAGCCGCGCCGATCCTACATCCGTCGATGTTCAGCAGGCCCGTTCCGTACAGGCGCACGTTCTCAGCCACGGTCCCGGCCAGTGGCTTGCGCGCCAACACCCAGGGCTCGCACGCCGGCTTGAGTGCCGTTCCGTGCATCTCGCCGCCGATGTCGTGGTTGTGCGACTTCGGAAAGCCCGTGCCGTACAGCCAGGTGATCATGTCGCGGATTTCGAACCCAGCATCTTCAATGGCGACCGCGAGCCGGTGATAAGTCCGCGTGCCGGCGGCGGCCACCAGGAACGCGCCAGGCTTCAAGACCCGCCAGACTTCGGCCCAGAATTCCGGATCATGGGCGGTCTCTCCCGTGTCCCAGGACTCGCCCATGAAGCCCGCCGAGGCGCGTTTATATACACCGCTGGCCCCTTCTCCGCGCACGGGCGCGGCCGTCTGGGAGCCGAAGCGCTTGCCGATCGAGACCAGGGCGTAAGGCGCATCGGTAACGCTGCCGTCGATCGAGTTGCTGGGAAGGCCGCGCAGAACCTCCCGGCTATCGCCGTGAAAAATCCTAATCATGCCGACCGCCGCTCGAACGCTTCCAAACGCGCGCCCAGGTCGGCGCACCGCTGCAGGCTGGCCGCGAGACGGGCCTCGGACTTGACCATCCGTTCCTTGAAGGCGGTCAGAGCGAACGGCGCCCAGCGAAAGACGGCCTTGGTCAGCGAATAGTCGCCGTCATGGCGCGGCGTCAGCGGGATCACCCAGGGCCACCACTGCGCATAGAAGCGGCTAACCCGCTCGTCGCTCAGCCCAGCCGGGATCCGGCTGGGCGAAACCCACGATTTGGGGCGGAGGGTGACGATCGGTTCGCCATAGAGCCGACGCAGCTTCGGCGCCGAAATGTGGTGGCGTTGCCCGTCTCGGCGGCTGATCCCCTCTCCGGGGATGAACATGAAGCGGACGAGGCTCACGCCACACCCCGCGCCGACAGCTTTGCGCGCAGGTTGGCGGCCTCGCGCTTCAAGGTCTCGCCGCGTTCGGCCATGGCCAGGGCTTCGGACTCCAGCACCTGAGCGCGGGCTTCCAGCGCCGCCAAGGCCCCGACAAGTTCGCTGTCGACCTCGCACGCATCGGGGCCATAGGCGCGGTCGCGCTCTTCGCTGACCCAGGCGCGCGGCACGCCCAGGCGTTCGGCCAAAGCCTTGTCGCTGCCGCTCTTGGCGTAACAGCCCTTGTCGATCAGGTACGCCTCGTCGAGCGCTTCCATGATGCGCCGGCGGTCCTCGCGCGTGGCCTGGCGGGGCGCATCGGCGACCGGCGGCGACACGAGGGCGATGGCAGGTTTGGCGGCAGGCGGCATGACGGCCTCTTGGAGCTTGGCGATGGATGGGGAGGCCGGCGCGGCGGGCTGAACCCCGGCGATCCGGCAGAAGGCGGCCCGCTTCTGAGCGGGGCTGAGAGCGGGCTTGGGCTTGGGCGCGGTGCACCGCGGGCACAGGTCGCCGCCCGGCCGCGGTGCTATGGTCCAGCCTTTGCGGCGGAACTTTTGAGCCATGACGCTGATGGCGGTCGGCCGGTGCGCGGCGTCATGGATGGCGCAGGTGTGCGGGCACTTGCTGCACCGCGCGATCTGGACGCGCTGATGCTGCTGGGAACCTGCGTCCCAGACCGACTTGATTTCGAAATGTTGGACGCCCCCGCGCATGGTGTCAGGCGTCCCCGCCTGGTCGGTGTCGCCAGGCGCTGGCGTCCTGCGCCTGCTGGTCGTCGATCAGGGATTCCAGCGCCTCGCCCACGCCCTTGAGCGCGATGGCGATGGCCACGCGGCGGCGCGGAATGCTGGCGTCGGTCAGGGCCGCGAACAGGTCGCGATACGCGGCGGCCACGGCTTGAGCGGTCGCGCCCTCGACCGGAAAGCCCTCGCCACAGATGCTCGCCAAGTCGTGGCGAAGGTCCAACGGCACAGGCGAGCGTTCGCCGTCGCGGATGATGATAGCCTCGAACAGGTCCGCGCCGCGCGCCAGCAAGGCCCGCCAGCGGTTGCGGCAGTCAGCGACGTTGCGCAGCGCGGTCGCGCCCCAGGCCCGGCTGGGGGTATAGGGGCGGGCCCGTTCAATCACGGCCACCGCCCGCCCGCTGCATGGGGTAGTTGCGACGGCCCGCGCCGGAGCGTTCGTGCATGCGGCGCAGAGCCTCGGCGCGCTCCAGCCGATCGGGGCGCGGATCGCCCAGCAGGACGGCCGTCAGCACGCGACGCGGCGGCTTGCGGTCTTGGTCGGTGCGCCGCATCGAGAACGGCACACCGCCGGCTTCGAAAGCCGCTACGCCATTGCTGCGGATCATTGGCCAGCGCCCTTGCCGACCCGCGACAGCACCAGGCCAACATCGCGCAGCTCTTCGGTGGCCTTGGCGTGCTGGCGCTCCAGCCGGGTGCGTTCGGCAGGCGTGATCACGCCATCCGACGCGGCCAGCCGCACCGCCCGCTGGAGGTCGGTGACGCCCTCGGCGGCTTCGCAGGCCTCGGCCACCAAATCCAGGGCCTCGGCCACGTCGGGGCGGGCCTCGAACAGGGCGCGGCTATACAGCGGCTTGCCGCAATAGGCTTCCAAATCGGCCATGACATCGGCCGGCATGAAGCTTTCCCCGTGCGGGCTCTGATAGTCCGACAGCTGCGGCACGCTGATCCGGCGCGCGGTGGCGGCCGAGGCCTCGGCTAGGGTTCCGCAGGCCTCCAGCAGTTGGCGGGCGAGCATGGCGTGGCGACGACGGTTCAACGAACCCTCCGAAATTCAGGCTTGGCTTTCTGGGTGACGGGCGAGCGCAACGCGGTCAGGTTGCCGACGCCCTTGGCGGGGTCGGGAGACAGGCGATGCGATTGCGGGAAGACGCCGACGACGATGTCGGCGCGGCGATGGTGTTCGGGGCGGCGCCGCCCGGCGGCGGCGTCCGGCTCGAGAACGGGCAGGGCGACCAGCATCAGGCCGCCTCTCGGTTGGCGTCTGTCGCCCTTGCGATCAACGCCGCTTCTGCTGCGGTCGCCAATTCTTCGAGCGTTGCCGCGCCGACCCCAACAACCGCGCTCCAGTATTCCCCTGGAATGGAGTTGCGGTCAGCCCACCGTTGCGGGGTCGACTGATGAACCTTTACGCCACGGGCCGCGAGGTCGCGCACAAAGGCGGAGGCTCCGTAGCTGCGGACTATATCTGCATGGCTTCGCATAGCTCAGAAATGAGCACAAAACGTGCTTATGACAAGCACGAAATGTCATTAGACCGCGACTCCGTGACGCAGCAGTGTGCTGAAATGCATATCGGGGAACGGATCGCGGCCGCGCGAACGACCAAGCGCTGGTCGCAAGCTCGCCTAGCCGAGGCGATCAATCAGGCCCAAACCACCATTTCATCCTGGGAAAGGGGCCGCACCGAACCAGGTCGCGACGATGTTGAAAGAGTTGCCGCCGCGCTAGGCCTGAGTCCGTCCGACCTAGAGCCAGCGTCCAGCAGCGAGTCGACCGTTCCTGTCGTGGGCTATGTCCAAGCTGGCGCCGAAGCCGTCTTGTTCTCGGCAGGCCAGGGACCTTTTGACTACGTGCCAGCACCGCCAGGGTCGACAGCTCAGACTGTCGCAGTTGAGATTCGAGGCGAGAGCCTTGGCCCAATCTTCTCGGAATGGCTGGTGTTCTATGACGACGTCAGGTCGCCCGTAACCCCGGATCTGTATGGCAAACTGTGCGTGGTCGGCCTGCCCGATGGCCGTATTCTCGTGAAGCAAGTTAAGCCCAGCAAGACCAGCGGGCTCTACCATCTCATGTCGCAAACGGAAGGCTCGCTGCTTGATCAGGAGATCCTATGGGCGGCGAAGGTCAAGAATATGAGCCCCCGCTAGGAGACTGGTCTCAGCGCCCGCCCAGACCGTAGAGTCCCACACTCTGCGCATACAGAAGCGCCAAGCCCGCCAAGGCGAGAACCGCAATAACGCCTAGAGCAGCGGCAGCGCCCAATCGAAAGGCGTAGAAGCTACCCCGTCGCTTAAGGCGACGGGTTGCGCGCGGTGCCTCTAAGGCCCCGCCTGCTCTTGGCTCTCCCTGGTCGGCAACCGCCGCGCCGTCATCACCTTCCATCCGGCATCCCCAAAATCATCTTCACGGACCCTACCGCAGGGGTGCGCGAAAGGCGACGCTCGGCGTCGCTAGCACATTCAGCACAAAACGTGCTTGCGCCGCTCAGCACATTTTGTCATGGTCCGTTCGTCACCGCGACGGAGCCGGCCATGCGCCAACCCCATAAGCATCCCCCGAAGGCGAACGGCGTTCGCGTCCTCCCCCATCTCGACGCCGGCTGGGTGCTGGTGCTGATCGGCTTCGCCGTGGTGACAGTCGCTCAACGGGTCTTCGGCCTGTGAGCGCCCGTCAAGCCTCCCTCTTCGCCCAGCCCTCGGCGCGTGACCGCAAGCCGCTGCTGGCCCCGCACGCCACGGCCGAGGACCTGGCCCGCAAGCGCGACGTGTTCATGCTGCTGGTCCCGCCGCACGCCGCCCAGGCGGGCAGCGTCCTGCGCTGCAACACCCGGCCGTTCGATGCCCTGGACGCCTTCCTGCCGCGCATCGGACGCAACGCCTCGGCGCTGCAAGCCGTGCAGGGCGCCAATCCCGACGACATCGAAATCCGCCTGACGCCCAAGGCGGCCGGTGACGGCCCGCTACACCTGCTGGCCATCCTGGAAGGCCTGACGCTCGACGAGGCCCGCAAGGCCCTGACCAGGCTGCGGGAGCGCGGCCTGTGAGCCGCCGTCGCCGTGCCGGCTCGCTGCTGACCGACTTCGCCCGCGACGTGCTGGCGGTCGCCGGCTTCTCCGTTCTCAGCGGCCTCGCTGTGATCGCCCTCTTCTACCTCAGCTGAAAGGACCCCCGGCCATGGTGCCGTTTACCGACGTGCTCGCTCAGATCCGCAAAGGCGCGGTCACAGAGGAGCTGAACAAGGCGCTCCTCGCCGTCAATGAGGCGGTCATCGCCACGGGCAAGAAGGGCGAACTGACCCTGAAGCTCGAAATCAAGCCGATGAAGGGCAACCGCGCCCAGGTCACGGTGGCCGCCGCCATCGGCGTCAAGACCCCGAAGGAAGAGCTGCCCGAGGGCATCTTCTTCCTCACCAACGACGGCGACCTGGTCCGCAACGACCCCGACCAGCAAGAGCTGTTCAAGGCCGTTCCGCCGACCGCCAACACCGATCGTCCGTACACGCCGCCCGTGCGCGGCGCCGGCTGATCACGGACACCTAGCCCATCCCTTCAACCGCAGCAGAAAGACCACTCATGGACTTCGATACCACTACTGAGGCGGGCCAAGTCGCCGCCCTCACCAAGGCGGCCCTGGCGGGCGCTGCCCAGATCGTGGCCGGCCCGGATGGCCGTCAGTTCCTCGTGACGCCCGACGGCTACTCGTCGTCGGACATCACCCCGCTCAACGGCCTCAAGACCCTGAAGCCCGACACCACGCGCCAGCAGGTCACGCTGCAATCGCTGGACTCGCTGGGCGAATACGGCCGCAAGTTCCGCACCGACACCACGACCCTGTTCGGCGACGTCGACAGCAACACCATCGTCGCAGCCATCGACTATCACGGCCCGACCGAAGCCGCGCTTATCGCCCACGTCGCGACCCTGAAACTGCCGTTCTCGGTCGAGTGGAGCGTCTGGACGGCCATCGACAACAAGCTGATGGACCAGCTGGAGTTCGCGCGGTTCATTGAAGAGAACGCGACCGACGTCCTGGCTCCCTCGGGCGCCGATCTGTTGGAAGTGGTGCAGGACATGCAGCACGTCACCCGCGCCAACTTCAAAGGCGCGGTGCGCACCGCCAGCGACAACGTCAATTTCGACTATACCGAGGAAACCGACGTCGGTACCCGCTCCGGCGGCGTCGAGGTGCCCAAGCGTTTCCTGCTGAGCATCCCGGTCTACTTCGGCGACAGCCCGGTCGAACTGTACGCCAACCTCCGCCACCGCGTGCAGGACGGCAAGCTGCTGCTGGGCGTGGCCCTGCACCGCAAGGAACATGTTCGGCAGGCGGTGTTCCAGCAGCACTTGCTGACCGCCGCCGACCGCATCGACTGCCTCGCCGTGTTCGGCAAGTTCACCGGCCGCAGCGCCTAAGCTTACCCACTACCCCGGCCCAGGTGGCCGCGCCCGGCTGGCATGGGGCCGCCGGGCGCAACCCATCCCCAAATTCAGGATACCGAGTCGATGAACGCCCTGACTCCGCTTGCCGTCTCCGCCGAACCCCTGCTGCGCGCCATCCAGGCCGGCGGCTTCACCGACAACAGCGACCTCGCGCGGAAGGCTGGCCGCCTGCCCGGCAACATGACCCGCGACCTGACCTCGCTGGAGAAGGATGGGCTGATCACCCGCAACCCCGTGGCCATGACGACCGCCGGCCTGGCCGCGCTCGAAGCCCTCGATCGCGCCAACGGCCTGACCCCGGTGGCCGTCGATGCGAACGCCGTTCGCCCGCCCGAGGGTCACGCCTATCTGTTCCATCGTCAGGTCCGCATCGGCGCGTTCAACCCGCGCAAGAAGTTCGACAAGGCCGCGCTCGAAGAGCTGTCGGCCGACATCGCCGAACGCGGCCTGAAGACCAATCTCGAAGTCCGCGAGGCCGACGCCGATCCCGACGCCGAGGGATTGCCGATCCACCAACTGGTGGCTGGCGAACGCCGCTGGCGCGCCATCGGCCTAGCCATCGAGCGCGGCGACCTCGACCGCGACTTTCCCATCCTGGTCAAGGTCGAGGCCATCGACGACGCCGCCCACGAAATCGGCGCCCTGCTGGAGAACCTGCAACGCGAAGACCTGACCCCGCTCGAAGAGGCCGAAGCCTTCGAACGGATCATGAAGCGCAACGGCTGGAACACGGCCCAGATGGCCGAGAAGGCCAAGCGCAAGTCGCGCGAATTCGTCCAGCAGCGCCTGCGGTTGCTCAAGCTGACCGACGCCGAGAAGCGCCAGATGGACCAGGGCCAGCTGACGGTGCACGAAGCGCTCAAGCGCATCGCGGCCCGGCCCAAGCCCCTGGAGCTGACGCCCGCCGAGGCCTTGATGTTGGGCGAGGTGGTCGCCCATATCGGCCGCAACGACGAGGGCTCATCGGCTATCAGCTGGTGGCAAGAGGCCGACTGCGCCGCCGAGGCCACCGCCGACACCCTGGCCCAGGCCCTCCAAGGGCGCGGCCTGCTGTCAATCGAAGGCCCCACGGCCTGGCAATTCCATCATCGCGTAAAGCTGGGAAGTCATGAGGCGTGGTCGCAGATCGGCGCGGCCATTCCTGGGATCATGGCCCCGAACGGCCGCGCCTCGGCGCTTCTCGCCCTGCGCGCCGCCGCCGTCGGCGCGGACCTCGCCGAACAGGCCGACACCGAGGGCCGCTATCTCACGCCGTGGCTCAACGGCCCGTTCGAGCTGACGCCGGAAGGCAAGGCGTTCGCCGACGCCAAGGCGGCGCAGGACGCGGCCGAGGAAGCCGAAGCCGCCGCGCAGCGAGAAGCCCGCGAACGCGAGGCGGCCGAACGACGCGAGAAGATCGAGGCCGACAAGGCCCAGGCCCAGGCCTTCCTGAGCGCCGTGCGCAACTTCGAATTCCGGGCCAACGTCGCCCTCGCCGACGGCCTGGCCTTCAACTTCTCCGCCGAGCTGTCGACGGTCATGGAAGGCTTCGGCTTCAAGGGGCCGTTCACGGTCGGCCTCGACGGCGACAGTCTCGTCCTCAACGACGCCGACGGCAAGCTGCTGGCCTGGGCTCCCGGCCCCGGCTTCGAAGCGCTCCGCCGCGTCCAGGCCCTGGCCCTCAACCACGCCCTCGGCGCGCCGCTGTTCACTGGCCCCGACCTCAAGGCCATCGACGACGGCGCCGAGGCGATGCCCGACGAACTGGACGACGGCGACGACCTCGAAGACGAGCCCGACGAAGACGCCGAGGACGACGAGTCCTGATGCCGCGCACCGCCCCCAACCCCTGGGCGCCCAGCGCCCAGGACCTCGCCCGCCACGGTCAGTTCGTGGCCCACGCCCTCGCCAGCTTCCGGAGACCCCGCATGGCCATCACCGCCCGTTTCGCCCTCGTCCGCAAACCCACTGACCCGCACAGCCGGCCGGTGCTGCTGGCCACCCTCGCCGACCTGGTCGCGACCATCCACCGCGACCGCAAGGGCGGCGCCCTGCAGATGTTCGACGCCGAAATCCACGTGTTCGGCGACGACGAGCCGCGCCAGGGCGTGTCGCTCTTCGCGATCGACGATGGCGAGCAATCGCGGTTCCTGGGCTGGGCCTATCTTGAAGGCCGAGGCGTCACCGCCCTGCGCCGCGCCCTCGACGTCGCGCGCCCCGACGTGCCGACCATCGGCATGGCGGCCTAGCCGTGAGCCTCGCGCACACACTCGCGGCGGCGGCCCTCGCCTTCCTCGCTGCCGGAGTCCTGGCGGCGTTCTGGTGCGTGTGCGGAACCCTCGTCCTGGACTTTCAGAAGGACGAGGCCGTCGCCGTCGGCCGTCGGCTGGGCTGGGCCGACGCCGTCAAGGTGGCCACCGCCCCTTTCTACCTCGCCCGTCTGCTCTCCCTTCCCACGCCCGAGGACGACTGAAATGTCCGCCAAACTGAACTTGTCGGCCATGCCCGAGACCGACGCCCTGACCGTCGTCGCCTCGTGGCTCGAAGCGTGCGCCCAGCACATCGACCTGGACCGCTATGGCTTGCCGGCTGCGCCGTTCAATTTCGAACACGCCTGGCCCCTGGTGCTGGCCATCGCCCAGCCGGATCGGCTGTACGCCCACCACATGAACATTCCCCAGCTGGGCCTGCACCGCGACACCCTGGAACTGGTCGCCAGCTTCGCCCGCGCCTTGGCCACCAAGCTGCGCGCGTCGGAGATCAAGTACGGCTGGAATCTGGAGTGGAAGACGCGGGATTGGGAACACGAGTGCCGGCACGAGCTGTCGGCTCACGTGGCCAAAGGCGACCCGCTCGACGTGGCCGCGTACGCGGCGTTCTGCTGGTCGCGCGGCTGGACGACCGCGCCGCCGCGCGAGGGCCGCCTGTCGCGCGCCGACGAGGACGAGGCGCAGGCTCAGGCTAGCGCATGGACTCCGGTCGCCATCTGGCCAGATCGGGATGAGCCGATCATCGCCGCGACCGACGACGGCCGGCGGATGATCTGGGCGCCCGCCTCGCTCAAGTTCGCCATGTCGGCCGCCACGCCGCGCCACCTGCAGTTCCCGGCCACCCATTGGATGTACCTGTCCGCGCTGCCGGCGGTGCCGCAATGAGCAAGGCTGACTACGTCCGGTCTCAGGGCCAGACCCGCGACCATCATTGCCACTGGCCGGGCTGCACCCGCCAGGTTCCGCCCGCCATGTGGGGGTGTCGTCCGCATTGGTACCGCCTGCCGGCCGAACTGCGTCGCCGGATTTGGCGCTGCTATCAGCCGGGCCAAGAGATCAGCGGCCGACCGTCGGCCGACTACGTGACCGTGGCCCGCGAGGCGCAAGCGTGGATCGCGGGTTACGAGGCTAACAACCGGCCTCAGCCCCCCGCGCGGGACTTGCTGACCCTCGCGGCTGAAATCGACCGGGAAGGGGCGTGGTCCAACGCCGACGGTCAGAATTCGTGGGCTCATGCCGACGGGCGGGATGATTGACATGCCCATCCGTCCTGAGAACCGCGCGCGCTACCCCAGCGATTGGAAGGCGATCAGCGTGGAAGTCCGCGCCCGCGCCGGCAACCGATGCGAAGGTTCGCCCGCCTATCCCGACTGCCGCGCCTGGAACGGCGAGGAACACCCCGTCACGCTCTCGCGCGTGGTGCTGACGGTCGCCCACCTGGACCACGTTCCAGAGAACGTCGGCACGCCCGGCGACCGGCCGAACCTCAAGGCCTGGTGTCAGCGATGCCACCTGACCTATGACGCCGCTCACCACGCCCAGACCCGGCGCGAGACGCGGCGTAAGGCGCTGGCCGGGCCGACGCCCGACCTGTTCGAGATCCAGGAAACCGACCCCGTCAAGCCCGACTATCGGCCGGGCGACGAGGTCGTGCTGTTCGTGGAGGCGGCATGAAAGTCCTCGTCGCCTGCGAATACTCCGGAACCGTTCGAAACGCCTTCAACGACCGTGGCCATGACGCATGGTCGTGCGATCTTCTGCCGAGCGACGATGGCAGCAACCGCCACATCAGGGGCGACGCGCGCGACTTTCTGAACGACGGCTGGGATATGCTGGTGGTGGCCCACCCCCCATGCACCAGGCTCTGTAACTCCGGCATCTGCTGGCTGACCAACCCGCCGAAGGGAAAGACCGTCGCGGAAATGTGGGCGGCCCTGGACGCCGCCGCCGACCTGTTCTCGGCATTCTGGACGGCGCCCATACACCGGATCGCCATCGAAAATCCGATCATGCATCGGCATGCCAAGGCGCGAATTGCCCGCTATGAGGACCCCGCTCAGACGGTCATGCCTTGGCAGTTCGGCGACCCGGTGCAGAAGAAGGTATGCCTTTGGCTGAAGAACCTTCCCGGTCTCCAGCCAACCAACCCTGTCGAACTGCCGAAGCCGAAGTTCTGCGTTCGCAAGACCGGCCCTCGCGCCGGCAAGCCCTACAACTATTATTTCCACCAGGGCAAAACCGGTCATGAGCGCTCGCGCTTCTTCCCCGGTATCGCCGCCGCGATGGCCGATCAGTGGGGCGGCCTGGACGCCGAATTCGAGCGGATCGCCGCATGACCGACCTCGGCCCCATCACCGAGGCCCGCTTCGCCGAGGTCTTCGCCAAGGGCGCCTTGGCGACAAGTTCGGACGCCGCGTCGCTGCTGGGACTTGACGTCCGCACCCTTCGGTCTCTCAGTGACGCCCTTATCATCCGGGCGGCGCTGGTCGGCTCGACGCGTCGCTATCGCGAGGCCGACCTCCGCCACTACCTGACCGAAGGACCCTCGGGGCAATGTCTGTCTACAAGCCCGCGAAAAGCCGTTTCTATGCCTACGACTTCCAGTTCAAAGGTCGTCGCTTTCACGGCTCTACCGGGATGGAAACCCTCCGGAAAGCCGAGGCGTTCGAGCGCAAGGAGCGCGAAAGGGTCGCGCTCGGGCTCCCCGCCGCAAGCGACCGCCTGACGCTCGACGCCGCCGCCGGCCGCTGGTGGCAAGAGGTCGGCCAGCATCGCGACTCCGCGCGGATCATCTTCCACCGGCTCGCCATCATGATCCGCCTGATTGGTCCACAGACGCCGCTCGAAGAGATCAGCACCAAGACAATCGCCAGCGCGATCGAACGCCGCCGTGGCGAGACCTATGCGCGGGGCTTCGACGTGCCCGCTCAGGCCGGCGCCCCGGCCCGCAAGGCCCAGCGCTACGCCCTGTCCAACGACACGGTGAACAGCGACATCATCAAGCGCATCCGCCCCATCCTGAACCGCGCCGAGAACGTTTGGCAGGTGAAGGGCCTGCAAAAGATCGACTGGAAAACCCTCGCCCTACCGGAGGCCGAGACCGATATCCGGCACTTCTCCGACCCGTATCAACAGGCCTGGGCCGACGCCTGCGGCCCCACCGAGCGCTTCGCCCTCGAACTGCTGATGGCCTACGGCCTGCGCTTCGGCGAGCTGTTCTTTCGCCCCTCCGCCTACCTGCCCGACACGCCGCGCGGCCCCAGCGTTGCCATCAACAAACGCAAGGGCGGCAAGCCGATGCTGATGCCGCTGCGCCTGGTGGACGCCCGCCAGATCGCGGCCCGCGCCGGCATCGCCCAGGCGGCGGACCTCGATAGCATCTGGATTGAGCGCGACGAGCGCGGCGAACTGGTGACGGTCTCCTACGCCGCCATGCAGAGCCGCCTGCGCAAGGCCGCCGAGCGTGCCGGCGTAGATCACGACCGCCTCATTCACAGCATTCGCCACCACGTCGGGACCGACTTCCTGGCCATGACCGGCGACCTAGCGGCGACCAAGGATCTGCTGGGCCATTCCGATATCAAGTCGACGTTGGTCTATGCCCACGCTCTGAATTCAGGACTGCGGGACGCCATCAACTCCCGGAAAAGTCCCGCTGCGCAGTCCAGCGATGACGCGTTCGTTGCGCCAAACCGGCAACGCCGAAAAGCCAAATAGGAGGCCGAAATGGCCGATAACGCACCTACGCAGCAAGCCGTTGACCAGTGGGAGCGCGACCGCCGCGCGCGTTCGAAGTTACTGGAACGGATACGGGCGGGAGAGTTCAACACCGGCGAGGGCGCCCGCGACACTACGAGCGACGACGTCGCGCGGCACGAGGGCGCGATAGCTGAATGGCAAGCCTTGATCGATAAGGCAGCTGACGAGTACGCCGTCTTCCCAAGCGATCCACTCCCGGAATAGTCCCGGAGCTGAGAACCTCTGAGGCAAGTTTTTCCCGTTAAAACAAGGGTGTAAGAAGGTCTAACCTCGCCCTCCGAAGGCAAAGGTCACACGTTCGAATCGTGTCGGGTGCGCCACTTCGGTTTAAGGATGCGAACGCCGAGAACCGCCGATTGTTCGCCTGCCGAGGCGGCCAAGGTTCTCAGCAAATCGGTCCTATTTCCCATGATCCGCATCTCGTTTGGCGAGATGACTTCCACGCGCTGAGCTACCGCGCGAACATGCTCGCGACGGTATTTGCCGTCTTCGTCGCGTAGCCGCTCCTTCGTCGCCTCGGCGACCCGTCGTACGGAAACACACGTCATTGCGTCCCGCCCAGCGTCCACGCTCGGCTCAGGTCGCCGCCGCTGCGGTTCGGCCTGGGAGATGAGCGATCGGCGGTCAGACGCCCGAAGGTAAAAGTCCTCGGTCAAGCTGCGATCCTCAAACGAATTGAGAGCGCGTGCGAGACAACGAGAGCGGGTATCTGTTAGAAGCTTGAGCATCGGACTCGGTGGGGATTTTGATGCGATTGGTGTTGAGCGCGGTGGCCGGCGCGACGTTGGTCGCCGTGCCGATCGGAGCGTTGGCGGCCGGCCAGGCGGGGCCGGCCCAGCCGGGTATGAGGGCGGGCGCAGCAATCAATCGGCCAACGAAGCTGGCGCGCCGCTGCGTGGCGGCGTTTTCTGGCCGCCGGGTGCTGGGCGAGGGCGGCGCGCTCACTCAAGCCGGCACGGCGTCCTCGGCGATCACCGTGGTCGTCGAGACCGAGTACTACGATTAAGGGCGGGGGCTCCACCATGAAGATTTCAATGTTCTCGTCGCGCGTTCGCGCGTGCCTTGCCGCCTCCGCCATCTCGCTGTGCGCAGCCTCGATCCTGTCGGTTCGCGCCGTCCAGGCACAGGAGACCGCGCCTCCGGTGGTCGAGGCTCCGCCAGCCGACAGCCAGGCGGCGCAGAAGGGCGACGGCGACGCCGCCCGGGCGACCTCGGCCAAGGCCAATATCGCCGCACCAGTGACCAATGTGCAGGTCGAACCCGATCCGACCGACGGCGTGGGTCACCCGGCGGAGCTTCGGCCGCCGGTCTATTCGGCCACCGATTCGGTCGGGGTGAACCTGATCACCGGCGGCTATTCGGTGAGCGAGACGGTCAACAGCATCGGCGGCGCGGGGGCCCGCGGCCTGGCCAGCACCAACAACTATTTCGACACGACGACGCGATCGTCGCCGACCTCCTATCTCCAGCTTTCCGACGATGGTCACTACGTTTTCACCAACATCGTCCTGGAAGGCGAGAGCCTGACCTTTCGGAACGGTTCCATTCGAGTGGGCGAAACCACTGGCACCCTCAATTCCTCGGGTTCGGAGATCGTCTACACCGGGGCCGACGGCCGGGTGGCGACCTTCGAAAAGCGCGTCTGGAGCAGCAACAACCCCACGCCGATCGGCCTGATCACCAGCCTGACCTATCCGACTGGTGAAAAGCTGACCTTCAGCCGCACGACCGGATTCGACCCGCACATGAAGGTCGAGAGCAGCCTGGGCTACGCCATGGTCGGGTCCAGCGGGGGCGCGTTCTCGCCCTATGTGGCGCCGGTTACGGCCAACCTAAAGAACGGCGGCTGCGACGCGACTCAATGCTCGGGCCCGACCTATGCCGACGAGATCACTCGGGGGCGCGGCCTGACGGGCTCCGTCAGCGCGCCGGTCGGCGCGCCGTTCACCATCACCTTCCGCAACGCGACGGGAGACAACCAGCGCACCTACGTCGTCGACACCACGACCGACGACGGCAAGATGCGGGTGACCTCGTTCACCGACGGCGTTTCGACCTGGACCTACAGCTACAACTACGTTGTCGACACCTGGTCGTCGGTCGGGACCCAATATCTCCCCACCGACGGTCTCTTGACGACCACGGCAACCGATCCCTTGGGCAAGAAGCGGATCGTCGTGTCGCGCACCTCCAACGGCCACGTGATCAGCGACACCGACAGCGAAGGGCGAGTAACGACCTACCAATATATCGGCGACGATCAGGGCAAGCCGGGCGCGGGCAAGATCCAGCAAGTCACCCTGCCGGAGGGTGACCGTTTCTGGTACGTGATGGACGGCAACCTGAACGTCACAGCTAAATGGCATATCCCCAAGGGGACTCCGGCGGGCGTGAACCCGGAGGCGACGACGATTGCCGGGGCGGTCGTCGAGCGGGCCGGCTACAGCTGCCGGCCCACCTTCGCCGGCGGCCAGAACTGCAAGTCGCCCGATTGGACGCGGGACGCGCGCGGCAATCAGACCGACTACGGCTACGACTCCGTCACGGGCGAGCTCTCCAGCGTCACCCAGCCGACGGCGCCCAACACCAAGCGGCCGCAGATCCGCTTTGAGTACGGCACGTTCACCGCGCGCTACATCGTCAATGGCGCCTGGGTGACGGGCGCGCCGGTCAGGCGCGTTACCAAGATGTCCGCCTGTGCGACGGGCGAGGCTCCCGCCTGCGTGGGCACGGCCGACGAGACGGTCACCCAATACGCCTACGAGGACGGCAGCCAACCCAACAACGTGCGGCTGGTCTCCAAGACCGTCCGGGCGGGCGACAACTCGCTGTCGGCCACCACCACCTACGCCTACAACGACCGCGGCGACGTGACCGTGGTCGACGGGCCGCTGGCGGGGACGAGCGACGTCGTCCAGTCCTACTATGACGACTCCCGCTGGGAGATCGGCCAGGTCACGCCCGATCCGGACGGTTCAGGCCCGCTGCTCTATCGCGCCAGCAAGACCGACTATCGCGCCGACGGCCAGGTCTCGACGGCCTATGTGGGCACGGTGACCAGCCCCAGCCTGTTCCCCTCGGGCTTCCAGAACCTGACGCGGACGGTCAACGACTTCGACGCCCAGGCGCGAGTCGTCCTCAAGACCACCTACGGCACGGACGGTTCGGCGGTGGCGCAAAGCGCCTACGGTTTCGACATCCTGGGCCGTCTGACCTGCTCGACCGTGCGGATGAACCCGGCCGCCTTCGGCTCGACGCCGGACGCCTGCATCTTGGGGGCCCAGGGCGCGGACGGCCCCGACCGGATCACCTACAGCGAATACGACACCATCGGTCGCCTGACCAAGGTGACCTCGGGCTACGGCGTTGATCCCCGCGTCGAGAAGGCCGTGACCTACACGGCCAACAGCCAGGAACAGACGGTCGCCGACGGCAAGGGCAACCTGACGACCTACGAGTACGACGGCTTGGACCGGCTGGCCAAGGTTCGCTATCCCAACGCCTCGGGCGGCGGATCCTCGACCACCGACTATGACGGCTACTGCTACGATGAGGCCGGCAATCGCAAGACCTGGCGGCGCCGCGACTCCACCGCCGCTCTCGACTGCTCGGTCGTCACCTTCACCTATGACGCCCTGAACCGGGTCCAGAACGGGCTGCGCGGCGAGGCCTACGGCTACGACAATCTGGGCCGGCGGACCTCGGCGACCTATGGCGGCGGCGCGACCACGGCGACCTATGACGCCCTGGGCCGGATGACCGGCGAGACCACCAACGGCCTGACCATGTCGTATGAGTACGACCCGGCTGGCCGCCGCACCAAGATCACCTGGCCGGACAGCGCTCCGGCCTTTTACGTCACCTACGGCTACGATGCGTCGGGGGCGATGACCGGGATCTACGAACAGGGCGTCACCCGGATCGCGGCCTACGCCTATGACGATCTGGGTCGCCGCGACTACGCCTGGCAAGGCGTCGGCGCTCAGGCCGTCTCCGAAGACTACGGCTATGACGCCGCGTCCCGGCTTTCGAGCCTGGTGCTCGACCAGGCCGGAACGGCCCAGGACCAGACCTGGACCTTCGCCTACAACGCCGCCGGCCAGATCAAGACCCGCACCGCCACGAACAGCCTCTACGAGTGGAGCGGGAGCCAGTCCAGCAAGGCCTACACCGTCAACGGCCTGAACCAGTACGCCACGGTGGCGGGGACGGCGGTCGCCTATGACGGCCGCGGCAACCTGCGCAACGACGGCGCCACGGCCTACGGCTACGACCTGCTCAACAACCTGACCTCGGCCGGAACGGCCGGCCTGGTCTACGAGCCTATGGGCCGCCTGTGGTCGGTGGCCAGCGGCGGGGCCGCGACGCGGTTCCTCTATTCGGGTTCGGACCTAGTGGCCGAGTACAACGGCGCGACCCTGCTGCGCCGCTACGTGCCCGGCCCCGGGACCGATGCGCCGGTCGCCTGGTACGAGGGCGCCGGCGTCGCCGACCGCCGCTGGCTGCTGGCCGATCCGCAAGGCTCGATCGTGGCGGTGGCCAACGCCGCGGGCGTCGCCGCCTGGACCAACACCTATGACGAATACGGCGTCCCCGCCGCCGGCAATGTCGGCCGTTTCCAATACACCGGCCAGATCTGGCTGCCGGAGGCGGGGCTGTACCACTACAAGGCCCGGGCCTATTCTCCCACCCTGGGGCGGTTTCTACAAACCGACCCCTCGGGCTACAATGCAGGTCTCAACTGGTACGCCTACGTTGGCAATGACCCGCTGAATCGGACCGATCCCACCGGGCTGCGCCCCTACACGAAGGGCGAACTCAGTCTCCTGAGATCGATATTCGGTTCGAATGTGCCATATAGTAAGGTCGATATTAAATCTGGTTCTGGTCTTAATTTGATAGCGAAGGCTGCCTTTGCTGGTGGCACACCGGCTATTACTCTTGGTCATACAATTTATGTCAGGCCAAATTATTACAGTGCAGATATGTCGGTTGATAATGGAAGCTTGCCGATGAATCCGCGAGAATTAATTTCTCATGAAACCACACATATTTGGCAGTATAAGAACGTTATTGGCTTCCTGCTTGGCCCCACGAAGATTGCGGAAGACTCCTTGGGTATGCAGTCAAAAGGGTTAGACCCATACGATATACAGAGTGTGACCGGGGAAACGGATTTCGGCTCGCTGCATTATGAGCAGCAAGCTCAAGTCGTGGGGGACTCTGTGGCGAAAAGGGACTCTGGGGATGCTCCGAGGGCGACAGAACTAGAACATGTGCGCAGTTGTCTGCGCGCTGAGGACCAGGGGGGGTGTTCAGCGAAATGATCTTACGGTCGATGAGGGCAAACGTTTTGAAATCAATGTGCGGTGTTGTGAGTTGGTCGTTGCTTGCGATGACCTTCTTGGCGTTGTCTGGGTGCGAGCGCGGTGTTGACGTGAAAATATCTGGACATTCCGGACGCCCGATATTTTCCTTCGAAAATAACCAATTGTTTTCAAGTAAACTGCCATGCTTTACCTCGATAAGTGTAAGGCGAGCATTCGTTGATCGGGCCGAGGTTGTTTGGTCTATTTCTTCGGCCCCAAAGTGCATAACTCTATCGAGTTTAGAATATGGAAGGCTTCCGAATGGTTTCCGTGTTTTGATTCCGGCGAATAATCTCGATGAAAATCAAGACTATTTGGTTCGCGCATCTGGTGATGGTTGGGCTGGTGGGGGTGTCTTTAGATATAGAGATGGAAGTTATACGTTTGTGAGCAAGTGATTTTTGCGATATGCGAAAGAACATCCTCTGAACTCAACCCGTTGGAGATGGGTGAGGCCGCTGCCGAAATGGGCAACTGATCGAAGCGCGCTGTTTGTCACGATCGACCCCAATCTCAATCCGTTGGTCGACGTGCTGAATGGTGCCTGTAATTTTCTGCTCCGATTGCTCGCTACGGCGCCCCGTGGTGGCGCGCTCCGCGAGCGGCTCTGTTAGCGCCGTGGCTTTGTCGATAATCAGTCGATGAAGTGTAATTATCTGTACAGATGTTATCGATAATCCGTAATTTTATGTAATTATCTGTCATGTCGCTGGCGTTTCCGCTCGCGTGCCGCGATCGGTTGGTTATGGACCCCCTTAAGAGGGTTTTTTGGCGGTCAAATCAGCGCCAAAATCCCCTTAAATCGGCACTACACCATACGCACCTCTCGGTGCTCGTAACGCTTTGACTTCTCTATACTAATCGGAACGCCGATTTTTAAGGGCGCTACTCGGCAGGTGTTGTCAGCCTAACCGCGCCATCGTGTGTCCCGGGCTAGACGCAGCCTGACGAGGCGGGCAGGGAGCGCGCCATGCGCGCCTTGTCCTTCAAACGTCATCGGTTCCCAGCGGAGGTCATCCGCCACGCGGTGTGGCTCTACTTTCGCTTCACCCTGAGCTTCCGCGACGTCGAGGAACTGCTGGCCCAACGTGGGATCGAGGTCAGCTACGAGACCATTCGTTGCTGGACGATCAAGTTTGGCCCGCGGATCGCCAGGAACTTGAAACGACAGCGGCCCAAGCCCTCGCCACGATGGCATCTGGACGAGATGGTCTGTTCGGTCGGCGGACGCCGTACGTACCTGTGGCGCGCCGTTGACGACGAGGGCGAGGTTCTTGATCTCGTGATGCAGCGTCGGCGTGATACGAACGCCGCCCTGAAACTGCTCAAGCGTCTGCTGCGAAATCAGCCCATTGGGCCCGAATCCATCACGACAGACGGCCTTGGCTCCTATGCCGCCGCTCTGAAGGAGCTGGAGTTGACCGACCTCCACCGTCCCGGTCGATTACGCGAGAACAATCGGGCGGAAAACTCACACCTGCCGATCCGCCGCCGAGAACGGAAGATGCAAGGGTTCAAGTCCCAGGCCTCCGCCCAGCGTTTCCTCACTACCCACGCGGCGGTCTACAATACTTTCTACACCCAACTTCACTTGATCCGCCGCCAAACCCTTCGCCAATTCCGCGGCGAAGCCATGCGCATCTGGGACGCAGCAGCCGCGGTCTGAGACAGAGTCGTCAGACGATGATCGCTGACCGTGGCTCTAACCTGACAACGCCTTCTCGACTTGGGTGTATATAGCGACCGTCCATGGCGCGCCGTCGATGACGAGGGAGGTCCTCGTCGCAGCAATTCGGCCGGCGATGTAACAGCCCACGCCCGGTAGCCACATGGATCGAACACGTTACACGATCTTGCCCCGTTGGCTTGGATGGCTAGAATTCAGCATGCTTGATCTTGACGGCAACGATGAAACGCTTCTCGCGATCGGAGGCGAGACCGAAAGCCAAGGCTTCCTGAACGCCGACCAACGCCAAGGCGCGACGGTGAATGGCAAGCCCAGCCTGACCATCGCTCAGGCGGGCCTGCACTTGGTTGGCGGCGAGCCCGGCTGGTCCAGCGCCTTGGGCGTCGCGTTCACCGTCACCTACGCCTTTCGCTCGACCGCGCCGGCGCCGATGCCCGAGGACACCGGCGGCTTCACACGCTTCAACGCCGTCCAGATCGCACAGGCCGAATACGCCCTGCAGGCCTGGAGCGACGTGGCCAACATCACGTTCACGCGGGTGGGCAGCGGCGCCAGCGGCGATCAGGCCTATTCGAACAACGCCGCGATCCTGTTCGCCAACTACGCCACCGGCCAGGACGGCGCGGCCGCGTTCGCCAACTATCCGGGCGACACCGCCGCCTCCTCGGCGTCTGGCGACGTCTGGGTGAACAGCACCTTGAACTACAACGCCAATCCAACCGTCGGAAAGTACGGCGCCCTGGTCCTGGTCCACGAGATCGGCCATGCGATAGGCCTGACTCATCCGGGCGACTACAACGCCGACGGCGGCGCCACGATCACCTACGCCAATGACGCCGAGTACTACGAGGACTCCACCCAGTACACGGTGATGAGTTATTTCGACGAGGACGTGACCGGGGCCAATTTCGGCGGCGCCTACGGCTCGGTTCCGATGCTGGACGATATTTCGGCGGCCCAGCAGGAGTACGGCGTCAATCTGTCGACCCGCACGGGCGACACCGTCTATGGATTCAACTCCACCGCCGGCCGGTCCTGGTTCTCGGCCACCAGCGCCTCATCGATGCTGATCTTCGCGGTATGGGATGCCGGCGGCGTCGATACGTTCGATTTTTCCGGATATGCCAACGTCCAGACGATCGACCTGAGGGCCGGCAACTTCTCCAGCGTTGGCGGACTGGTCGGCAACGTGGCGATCGCCGAGCATGCCGCCATCGAAAACGCGATCGGCGGCTCGAACGCCGACATCATCTTCGGCAACGCCCTGGACAACGTCATCCGCGGCGGGGCCGGCGCGGATCAGCTGTCCGGCGGCGGCGGCGAGGACGTGTTCCGCGGGACCTCCGCGGAGCTGGCGGGCGATACGATC